AGCGTAAGGTTCCGAGAGTCTGAGAAGTCTAGAGTCTTTATTAAAGTAACTAAGACTAAAGTCATTGCGGCTTTTGGTCAGCTAGTAGATGTTATCTTTGGTACAGGTCAGTTCCCGATAGGCGTTAAAGAAACCAAAGTTCCTGAAGGTGTTTCTACGTATAAACATTTAGATAATGCTCCTAGTATTGAAACTTCTGAACCAGAACAAAAAGAAGAAACGCCAGAAGAGGTTGTAAACCCTTTTGACGTAGGCTATGAAGGTGATGGTAAGGTTTTAAAAGCAGGAGCTACGTTCTCATCAGGTGAATCAGCGTTAGAAAATGCTTTAGACGAAGCAGGTGTAGCGTTTAAAGATGGCCCTAACCCTGATCCACAGGCTTTACAGCTTGCTCCGGCTAAAGATGCCGCTAGACTTATGGAAAAACTAATACATGACCAGATCGAAGAGTCTAATGGCTCTTCTGAACTGCGTAATGCGTTGTTTGAGTCTGCGTTGTTTGGCACAGGAGTTGTTAAAGGCCCATTTAACTTTAATAAAACTCTTAGTCGTTGGGAAAAAGACGAAGAGACAGGCGAAAGAACGTACAATCCACTAGTAGTACGTGTACCGCGCATTGAGTTTGTAAGTATCTGGGACTTCTTTCCAGATCCTAATGCAACAACAATGGAAGACTGCGAATACACTTTTCACCGCCACAAAATGAACCGCTCACAGCTTAGAGGTCTAGCAAAGCTACCTCATTTCAACAAAGATCAGATCCGCGAATGTTTAGTTATGGGATCTAACTACACTGAAAAAGACTATGAGACTGAATTGAAGGACAACCACCACACAGAAGAGTACGGTGATGGGCTTTTTGAAGTATTGGAGTACTGGGGCGTAATGGACGCACAATACGCTAGAGAAGCAGGAATGGAACTCCCAGACGAGGTAGACGATTTAGATGAAGTACAGGTTAATGCTTGGGTTAGTAATGGCAAGCTGTTACGTGGGGTTGTTAATCCATTCACTCCGTACAGACTCCCATACAATGCCTTTCCTTACGAGCGTAATCCTTATTCTTTCTTTGGTATTGGCGTTGCTGAGAATATGGACGATTCGCAACAAATAATGAATGGTCATGCACGTATGGCTATTGATAATCTTGCGCTATCTGGCTCAGTAGTCTTTGACGTTGATGAGTCTGCCCTAGTAGGTGGACAATCTATGGAAATATATCCCGGAAAAGTGTTTAGAAGGCAGTCAGGAATGCAAGGTCAAGCTATTCATGGCATTAAGTTCCCTAATACAACACAAGAAAACTTGCAGATGTTCGATAAGTTCCGTCAGCTTGCAGATGAGCAGACAGGTATACCTAGCTACTCTCACGGACAGACAGGCGTACAGTCTATGACTCGTACAGCTTCTGGTATGTCTATGTTATTAGGTGCGGCAAGTCTTAACATTAAAACTGTAGTTAAGAACATAGATGATTTCTTGTTACGTCCACTAGGAAGATCATATTACCAGTGGAACATGCAGTTCTTTGAAGGCGAGTTAGCTATTGAAGGTGATTTAGAAGTAAATGCAATGGGTACAAACAGCCTCATGCAAAAAGAAGTACGCAGTCAGCGACTAACAATGTTCTTACAGACTGCTCAGAATCCTGCTATTGCACCGTTCGTTAAGATCTCTAAGATTGTAAGTGAATTAGCTTACAGCCTTGATCTTGACCCTGATGAGATCCTTAACGATCCAGAAGAAGCGGCAATGATGGCACAAATTATAGGAGCGCAAAATGTTGGACAAGCAACTGGCGGCGAAGCTGTCGCCCCTGACGAACAACAGGGAGCTATGGGAGGCGCTCAAGGAGCATCTCAACAACCTCAAGAACTTGGAGCTACAGGCACTGGCGGTGGCAACATCGGAACTGGAACTGTACCGCAAGCAGGGGAGAGTGAGTTCTCTGGGTAATTTGCTACAACTGAAAGAACAAATACAAGAAGCTAAACAAAGAGCAGAGGGTGCTTAGATATGAATAAGATGTATAACATGGGCGGTGAATCCGTTGACGATAAGCGTTACATGAAGCAAATGCAAAAACGTGGCGCGTATAAAGACGGAGGCACAATCCAAGAACTTGAAGAAGCTCCTGAACAATTCATGTCTCCTGAAGATAAACGTAAAGGCAAAATGTCTGGTGGCATGATGAAGTATGCTGAAGGCTCTATGCTTATGCCTCCTGAAATGGGTATGGAAGGTGACATGCCTGAAGACACATACGACAACATCCCAGAAGACGAGATGGCTGAAGCAAAAGCTTCACAGCTACCAGATGCTGAGATGGAAGAAGACTACGTAGGCTATGTACTAGGCGAGTCTTTAGATACAGAAGAACAAGAATATTTAATGGGCGTTCTAGAAGGTGATGAACGTCTAAGTGGCATCTTTGATAAGGTTATGGATGTTGCAGGAGAGTTCTCTGGCGAAGGCGAAGTAAGTGGCCTTGGCACTGGAGTATCAGATTCGATTCCCGCAAGGTTATCGGACGGTGAATTTGTTTTCACTAAGAAGGCTACCGATCAAATGGGCGCTGATCAGCTACAAACTATGATGGACGAAGCTGAGAAAGCCTATGACGGTGGTTTAATGAAGAAAGCATTTGGAGGTCTAACAAGCGAAGACGATATGGATTCGTATGATAGTGAAGAAGAGGTTAAGAAACAAATGATCTCTGCTAACCAAATGCCAAGTATACGATAAAGCTACTTCAGTTCGCTGAACCCTTTATTATTTTTTTACCTAGAGGCCACCTTGAAGTATCAAGACCCTATATTACAAACGCGAGTAATATAGCCACCTTGAAAGACTAGCAAGCCCCAACAGGAGTGTGATCAATATGTCAACTGCAAACGAACAAATGGAAGAACCAACTGCGAATCCGTATAACTCTAAGAAGGACTGGCACACACCAGATGCCCCAAGTAGAGGTAAAGCAGATACGCTTTTCTTTGAAGAACCCTCACAGGCCACCCGCTCTGCGGCCCCTGAACAAGCAGAGGCTCCCAAAGGAAATACAAATTATAAAAAACGATACGATGATCTAAAGAAGCACTACGACCAGAAGATAGCTGATTTTAAACAGAAAGAACTACAGCTTACAGCGATGGCACAAGAGACGCAACCTGCGTATGCCCCGCCTAAGTCAACCGAAGATCTTGAAAATTTTAGAGAGCAGTATCCTGATCTATATGAAACTGTAGAAACCGTTGCACACTTACAAAGTGAACAGCAACTACAAGCTTTGAAAACTAAAATGTCTGTTCTTGAAGAACGAGAGCTAAACATTCAACGTAGAGAAGCGGAGACTACATTGCGTTCTCGACATCCTGATTTTGAGGATATACGAGGCGATGACAAGTTTCACGAATGGGCTAAGGAACAACCAGAAGCAATTCAAGGTTGGATCTATGAAAACCCAGACAATGTTTCATTAGCGATAAAAGCTATTGATCTTTATAAGATGGAAAATGGTATTAAGATTGGAAGTAAGCAGAAGACAAGAAAATCACAAGCCCCCAAATCTTCAGCGGCAGACATGGTATCTACGAGAACTACTCAAATAGATTCCAAAGAGCCTAAGATTTGGTCACAACGGGAAATCACTAAACTGTCTATGGCTCAATTCGACAAGTATGAAGCCGATATTGACCTAGCTATTATGGAAGGCAGGATAGTAGATTAAATATTATTGTCTTTTTTTGGAGTAACATAACATGGCTTTTAACACATCAGACGCTCTATTTGAGCAAAGCACAGACACAAACGGTAACTTTGGTAACTCAGTTACTGGTCAAACTAACAGCTTCTTCCTACCCTCAGTCTTTTCTAAGAAGGTTCTTAACTTCTTCCGTAAGGCATCGGTAGCTGAAGCAATTACCAACACTGATTACAGTGGTGAAATCACAGGTTTCGGTGACTCTGTAAAGATCATCAAAGAGCCAGTAATCACTGTAGCCGCTTATGAGCGTGGCGCTGACGTAGCTCAGACTAAGCTGACTGACATTGAAACTACTTTGATCGTTGATATTGCTAACGCATTCAAGTTCAAAGTTGATGATATTGAAACAGCTATGTCTCACGTAAACTTTAAAGAAGTTGCATCTTCATCTGCCGCTTACGCTTTGCGTGACGCATTTGACGCAGGTGTAATTGCTAAGATGTTTGCAGGTGTTTCAGCTTCAAGCCCTAACCACATCCTTGGTAGCGATAGTGCTACTGACCTAGCCGCAGGAACTCTTGACGGCACTGGTAACTTGGACATTGGTTTCGGTTCTAACGAGCATGATCCTTTGGATGTCATGGCACACATGGCGCGTCTTCTTGACGAGCAAAACATCCCAGAGGAAGGACGTTGGTTCTTGGCACCACCTAGCTTCTACGAGCAACTTGGACAATCTAGCTCTAAGTTAATGTCTGTAGACTTCAACGCCGGACAAGGTGGAATCCGCAATGGATTGGTATCTTCTGGTAAGCTACGTGGTTTTGATATGTACAAGTCTAACAACGTACCTGCTACTTCTAATGCCGCAGGTCAGATCCTTGCAGGACACATGAGTTCTACTGCAACGGCTCAGACCATTACAAGCACTGAGGTTCTTCGTGACCCAGATAGCTTTGGCGACATCTGTCGTGGTTTGCACGTTTATGGTGCTAAAGTTTTACGCCCTGACGCACTTGTTTCTGCGTTCTACGGTATCGACTAAGTAAGCAATTAGAGAAGGGGGTGTAAAAGCCCCCTGATCTTTAAGAGGTTATAATGGCAATACTTGGAAGCAATACAAAGCCTGTAATGATACAAGGCAGAAGTAAAGGAAAGATACTAGGCGATACAGGAAGTTGGTATAAGCCAGAGAACAAAAAGAAATACGAAGATAACTGGGATGCTATCTTTGGAAAGAAAGAAACTGAAACTAAATCAAAGGCGCAATAAGATATGGCAACAACTTACCTTGAACTAACTAATGAACTTCTTCGTGAACTCAATGAAGTTGCCTTAACTGCATCAACCTTTTCAAGTGCGTTAGGCGTACAGCAACACGTTAAAGACTCAGTAAATAGAGCTTACTTTGATATTATAACTCAAGAACCTCAATGGCCTTTCTTATCTGTTGCAGAAAGTGGCACAGTAGATCCAATGTACGGCAACGTATTTGTTGAGACAGTTATAGGTCAGCGTTTCTTTGAGTTAAAACCTGCTAGTTCTAATATTACAACCGACTACAGTTCAATAGATTGGGATAACTTTTATCTTACTACTGTAGGCGTATCTGGAGAATCTCCTCCGTACATAAGTCGCAACCTTAAATTCTTAACAACTGAAGAATGGAAAGACTTTCGCAGAGTTGGAGAGAACCTAGACGATGCAGACACACAAAACTACGGTGTTCCTTCTGCCGTTATTAGAAGCCCAGACTCACGTAAGTTTGGACTCAGCCCTATTCCCGATAAGGTATACCGCGTTTGGTTTTATGCGTGGAAACTACCAACAAAACTAGTTGCTCATGGCGACAATATAGTTTTCCCAGATTTGTATACTGGTGTTCTACAAGCTAGAGCTAGGTACTATATCTGGCAGTTCAAAGACAATCCACAGGCGGCATCATTCGCATTAGATGATTACAAAAAAGGATTACGCAGTATGCGTTCTAACCTTATTGAGCCTACGCCTACATATATTAAAGATGATCGGATGAGGTATGTTTAATGGCCGCTTCACAACCCTTTGGTATCTCTTGTAGAGGCGGGTTAAATACCAACCTTAATCAGCTTGAAATGCTTGCTCAGCCCGGAGTTGCTACAGAGTTATTAAACTTTGAAGTGAATCCAGATGGCGGGTACAGACGTATAAATGGTTACTCAGCTTTTGGATCTAATCGACCTAATGGTGGTGAAACTGTATTAGGACTTAAAGTTTATGCAGACGGTGTAGTTGTTTGTAGCGGTACAGGTATTTTCTTTAGTGTTGATGGAGCAAGTTGGTTACAGTTAAACAAAGCAAGCGTAGCCAGTGGAGGAGACAACTTCACAACCTTTAGTAATCGTAGCGTAGATGCAAGAACTGGACAAGCCCAAGTAACTTTTACAATCTTTGAAGGCAACAGCGACTACGGTCAGCTTATAATCACTGATGGGATAAACAAGCCTTTCTTATTTAATATGACAGGCACTGGTGGCTTAGCTTCTCGAACATTCTTTGCAGAAGAAGTAACAGTAAGCGGATCAACAGCCCCTACAGTATGTGTTATTCACGACAGCCATTTAGTTGTTGCAGGAGCGCCAAGCGCAAAGAACACAATCTTTTATAGTGGGACACTTGACCCCGCTAGTTTTTCTTCAACAGGTTCTGGAAGCATTTTACTCCCTGATCAAATAGTAGGCATTAAAAGTTTCCGTAACGACTTAATGATTTTCTGCCGTAACAGTATTCACAAGCTTATAAATATAAATAATGCTAGTACTGTTGCAGTAGTCCCAGTAACACAAAACGTAGGTTGCCTTAGCTCTCATAGTATTCAGGAGATTGGTGGTGACTTAGTATTCCTTAGCCCAGACGGTATTCGTTCAGTGGCAGGTACAGCACGTATTGGTGACGTTGAATTAGGATCAGTAAGTAGGCAGATACAATCAGTAATAGCTACACTTGCAAACTCTGTAAACACCTTTACACTTACAAGCACAGTACTCCGCAGTAAGTCTCAGTATAGATTATTCTTTAGTCAGGTAGGAGGTGGATCATCTTCTGCACTAGGCATTATTGGAACTTTAACACCTAACGGTTTTGAGTGGTCTGAAACAAAAGGAATACAAGCAACAGGATTAACATCAGGATTTAACAAAGACGGTGTAGAAAATACATTCCACGGAGATAATAAAGGCTATATCTATAACCACGACACAGGAAATTCTTTTTCTGACTCAGGAATAGCTTTCAATATTAGCGCAAAGTATACTACACCCAATTATGACTTTGGAGACATTGGAACTCGAAAGACTTTATACTACGTAAAAATATCTGTTTCCCCTGAAGGGCAGATACTTCCATCTTTAAGACTTAGATACGACTACGAATCTTTAGATATTCCACAGCCTCCAATATATCCAGTAGAGGGTATTCCAATTCCTTCGGCTTTTGGATCAGCAATATTTGCGGCGGCTACATTTGGTGGCAGTAAAGACCCAATGTTTAGACAGGCAGTAGAAGGCAGTGGACACGTAGCAAACTTTAGAATTACCAGTGATGACCAAAACGCACCCTATGCAATTAACGGCTTATACGTTGATTACGTCCCATCAGGCAGGAGATAACCAGACATGGCAGGAACAAGTTATACACGACAAAGCACACTTACAGATGGCGATACAATCACAGCCGCTCTTTTCAATGACGAATACAATAAACTTGTATCTGCGTTTGCATACACTACTACTGGCACTACCGGACACCAACACGATGGCGGTGCGGCTGAAGGTGGTAACATACATACAATTGGTGATCAGAACTTCTTAAACAAGATTGTAGTAGACAGTTCTAACAATCGTTGGGGAGTCTTTGTAGAGGTTGGTGGTTCAGCAGTCGAGCAGATTCGCATTCAAGATGGTGCAATTGTTCCTGTTACTGATAGTGATATAGATTTAGGTACAAGTTCTTTAGAGTTTAAAGACGGCTACTTTGATGGAACAATCCACGTAGACACCTTAGACGTA